AGCGCAAGTCAGCGACAGGACATTCTCGCCAAACTGAAGGCCAAGGGCATCACTGAGATTGGTGGCCGGTCGGTCGAGGAAATCATTCGTAGCTCAGACATTCCCTTCAACATGAACGACGATGCGTTTCAAAATATCGGCATGACCGAGGCAGGAAACATCGTGAAGGTCACGGACTTGTTGCCGCCGGAAGTGAAGGCGCAGCTTCCCACCATCGCCGTCAGTGGTGAGGCCGGAGCAGCGGTATGAAGAAGTTCTTCCCCCATCATCCGGCCACGTTGGAGGCACACGGAAGCGTCGATGGAACGATCAGTTTGGAACTTCTCAAGGAATTCTCGTGGAAAGAGGAAGCAGGCAACGACTATTCCTATGCCGGAGAACGTGACCTTGGTGATGCGTACAAAGAGGTCTACCTCACAAGCATTGATGACTCGATCTATGGCTATTTCAAGGGTGAAACCAATAATGGATTCAAAATCATTGTCCGTCCTTACAGCCAATACGATCCGGTCAGAATGGGGATCAGCGCCTACCCCTGGCCGGTGTCCGTGGCGCAGGATTTCCTAGATGGAGAAAACAGCATGTCCCTGAACGCCCTCGTAGATGACAACGGTGATGTCGCCACTCTGATGCTCGACTCGCCCACGACTAGCTATCTCCGGTACACCGGGCAGTGGTTCATGCTCACCGACATCGAAGCAATCGGTGACTACGACATCGTCAGCGTGGAAGACAACGCTCTCGATCTGTACGACCCGGCTGACCAATCGGGCAAGTCCGTGAAGATCACGTCGATGCCGGTGTCTGAGGTCGATGATTTCAGAGTCCAAGTTCGGTACTCCGGCGAGAGTGAGGCTGACGCTCTCAAGCCTCTGCTCACCGAGACCATCACCGCTTCGCTCACTGTGCCGACCATCGCCTCAGTCCGAGACCTTCCAACCGCAGTCGAGTTCGCCGAGTCCCATCCCGAGTTCCAGTGGTACGTCGAGCGCCGGTCACGAGCGCTCGGCTTGGAGATGGAGTTCCCCTGGCGTGAGTAGTCGTACCTATCCCCGGCCATCGTCCATCGATTCACTGCATCTCAATGAGGCTGCGGTGCTCGATGAGCTTGAGCTTGTCGAGTGGCACGAGACCGATGCGGCGGTGTGGGCCAGGCGTGTTTTGAAAAACGAGCGGGGCCGGACTCTAAAAGCCCTGCTTGGGGATAACCCAACGCTTCCCGAAGGGCTGATCGCGGCAGGCACCGACTCGCTGGTTATCGGGTTGACCAGGGACGGACTCATGTATGAGGACGGCCAGTGGGTCGAGAACGAAGAGATGTGGGGAGCCACCGTCCCGCTCTCGGGCGACGATGTCGCCTTCGTAGCTCGTGCCTTCTCGGAAGGCTGTGACTCGGTGCTTTTCCGTCCGGTCTTCCCCCTGGCCTGGATTACCACTGACCCCGATCCGGTGCTGGCGGCGGCGGCGATTTCAAAACTGCCGTCGAACACCAAGCTCGTCGCCATCGTGGACGAACTCGACAAGAACGCAGTCTTGGAATTGATTGCCCTGGCTCCCGGCCCCACTCTCTACCGGCGACATGACGGCAAGTGGTACGAGGACGAGCAGTGGCTCATCCCGCTCCGCTCTATCGATCCGCCGCCCATCGTCGTGCTCACCGAGGAAGGTCTCCAAGGGAGCGTCATCGAGCAAGTGGATGAAGCGACCAAGGGAGTCGAGTTCATCCCCAAGGAAGTGAAGCAGCGGAAGATTCGCTCTTCGGCGGCTCTCGATGTCATCGAGGATCATCTCGGTAATTTGGAAATGCAGACGCTTCTCGCCGTCATCAAATCGCCGGAAGGTCTCAAGGGAACCGAGCGGCTCCGGCTCTATTGGACGACCGGCCAAGGCGGGCTGACGAAGATCAGATGGGGCACCCCCGGCTCATGGACTCGATGTCACCGACATCTCGTCAAGTACCTCGGGCCGAGGGCCAAGGGCTATTGCACCAATCTCTGCCAGCGGATGGGTGGGTTCGGAGTGGCTTGTCATGTCGGGACTCGGGGTAGTGCTGCTCCGCTCTTGGCCGCTACCGACGATGACCCCTACGGGGATCGAATTTCAAAAGAGGTTCGCAGTCGGTACCCGGCGTTCCCGGCCACCAAGCGCTACAAGCTGAAGCGGAAGCCCACCGGCGATTCCCGCACTCCCTACGCCCGAGAGGATCGCAAGACCACCCGAGAGCTATCCGATGCCGAGATAGAGCAGCGTCGGGAAGCGGCTCGCAAGTCAGCCCTGGCCCGGCGCAAGGGCCAATCTGAGAGCCGGGCTTCTCAGTGGAAGACGATGAATCTTCAGCAAAAGGTCGAGCTTGCCGCTCAGTTGGAAGCGGGTGCACGGCGACGGCTGGAAGAGTTGGAGTCGAAACTGAGGGCCACCGAAGACCCGTTGCTGCGAGCCGACATTCAGGGCGAGATGGACGACATCAGGGACATGCTCGGGGCGAAGGATGAATGGCTTCGGAACGCCCGATACGACGAACTCAAGCTGGCCGATTCTCAGATCGACAAGGCCGAAGGTGAGGTTGACCGGCTCCGTGATGGCTACGACCGGAAGCTGGACGCTCTGCGCGCCTCTCGTGACCAAATCCAGGCACAGCTTTCCCTCATCAAACCCGACCCCGATGCGATTCAACGGCGGGCCGATCAGATGGCGGGAAAGGCCAGTGATTTTCAGGAAGAGGCAAACGCCCTCTTGGAAAAGGCGGCGTATGCCTCGCCGGAGAAAGCCGCTCAACTCACTGCACAGGCCAACCGGCTCAAAGACCAGGCCAGTGCGGTTTACACGAGCATGGACGAGAACCTCGATCCCACGCTCAAGCTGAGGAACCAGCTTGCCAAGGTTCGCATGGACATCAGCAATGTCACTTCTGAGAAGGCTCGGAACATCGCCAGCAAGCGATCCGTGGTTGAGAAACTCAAGGACAACCGCTCCCGGCTGGTGCAGGGGTACCGGGATGCCAGCGAGTATCTTCGTCGCCGCCGGGGTTCAGGGCAGACCGAAGGGAGCTTCCTCGTGTGAGCCAGACCCTCTATTTTGAAAAACACGAGTCGGTCATCGTCGCCGATGGCTTCGGGTTCAAAGCTCCGAAGGATTGGGGGAAAAGAGTTAATGAGCCTGCGCCTGAAGTTCAGGATTCAAAACTCGATTTTGAAATTGACCCGACCTCGAAACTGAGTGCACTGATCCACGAGTCAGAACTCGATCTGGCTCGGATGACTGCCGAAGGCCGGGCCAAGGTTTCTGAATTGCGTGATGCGGTAGCTGACCTCGATGTAAAAGCGCTGGTCACATCGGGAGCAGGGCATTTGGAGTTGATCGAGGGACAACGCAATTTGAAAGTGACCGAGATACGCCGGATCGAAGCCGAGACCGAGACACAGATAGCCCATCAGAAAGAGAGGGTCGCGAGACTGAAGACTCTTCGATCCGAAAAGCGAAAGGAATTGCTGTGACGTTGGAAGACGGGATTCACAACGGCCACTCCCCATTCGGGATGGTTCGTGAGGACATCAAGGCGCTGGTCGCCGCGGCCTTCCCGGTAAGACCGCCTCGGGAATGGTTCGACAACCCGAACTTCCTGCGACTCTCACCGCTTTCGGTCGAGAACTCGGGACAGTGCCGGGGCCACATCGCCTCGTGGCGACAGTCTCATATCGGGATGAGTGGTTCGGTACGTGCCCCCAAGTCGAAGAGCAAGTACGCCTTTTTCAAAACTGGCGTGGTCGAGACTGACAAGGGCGACTTCGTGGACGTGGGACAGATCACGCTCACCGGTGGGCACGCCGACATCAACGCAACCGTGGCCGATGCGGTAGCTCACTACGACAACACCAACTCAGCGATGATGGACGTGAATGTGGGCGAGGATCGGTTCGGGATTTGGGTAGCCGGAGCACTCCGGCCCGATGTCTCCGAGAGCCAGCTTCGCATCTTGCGTGCCTCGTCGGTCTCCGGTGACTGGCGACCGATCAACGGTGGCTTGGAGCTTGTCGCCGTCTGTGCCGTGAATGTGCCTGGCCTCCCTATCCCGAGGGCAAGGGTTGCTTCCGGTCAGATGCTCGCTTTGGTCGCTGCCGGGGTCGAGCCGCTGGTCGATCTAGCCCTGGAAGAGATGGTCGATGCCAGCTTCCAAGAGGCCTTCGGGGAGCAGTTGGGTGAGGTCTACGAGCGGATCGTCGCCCTGGAAGAGAAGAACCCCACCATGACCGCCGCAGAGCGCCGTGAGGCCATCGCTGAGGCCATCGAGACCGTCAGTGGGGAGACAGAGAGCCGGAGGGAGTCGCTTCGCAGGAACGTCCACAGGGAGGCTGTGAGCGCCTCTCTGCGAAGCCGAGTCCATTCCTGACATGTCGCTGACCAGGGCCGAGTTGCGCCAAAGGGTTCACGGCCCTAACTCGGCCCTGGTCGCGGCTGATTGGAACCCCGACCTTCACCCTCGGGGAAGTGATGGCCGGTTTATCGAGATTGGCTGGCTCATCAACCTCATCGACATGGCCGGGTTCCGGCACGGTCAGCGGGGGAAGAAAGAAGTCCAGGGTGAGGTCATCGACATCATCCCTGACCCCGAGAAACCGGGCGATCCGATCATCCGAGTCAAAATGACCGACCCTCGTTGGGAGGGTGACAAGTTCGGGCACACCTTCGATGCCCGCAGCTATCAGGTCTCACAGAGGGAACCGACCA